AAAATTATTGTAAAATTAAGAATGTTATATTGTGATATTAGAGGTCATCATGGTAAAAAATGGAATTATGAACCTGGAGATCATTATATGGGGAGAAAGAAAAGAAAATGAAAAAATTAGCTTTATCAGATAACACAGGAATACAGCTTCCTGCTAGAAACTTAATTACAATAATAGGTGCATGTTTGGTTGGTGCATGGTTTGGTTTTGGCGTTATAGAAAGAATAAATGTACTTGAAACTCAAAACAAACTTAATTCAAAAGATATAGAAATGAATACAGAGTTTCGTATAAAGTGGCCATTGGGTGAATTAGGAAGTCTTCCTGCCGATTCAGAACAATTTTTGCTTATAGAGGATTTAGTAAAAGATGTTGAAAAAATACAAGAACAAATGGAATCTATGATGCACAATAAAGTAAATATACAAAGATTACAAAAAGATGTAGATAAAATAATGGAACAACTAGAAGTTGTTAAAGATAAGGTAAGAGCAAATGGGAAGATTGACTAAACAAATGATAAAATATTTAAAAGATAAAAAAGCTAAAAAAATTTTGAGCATTTTAAATAAAAATAAAAAAGAAGTCAATATCAATGGTAATGGTACACATAGATATATGATTAAAGAGGGTATAAATAAAGGTAAGGTATTATGACCGAAATAGTTGTTGCGTTAATATTGAGTTTAAATGGTTCTATAATAGAACATGTTTACAAACCTAAAATGAGTGACTGCCTAAAGTCAAAAAGAGTTGCACAGAGGGAAGTGAACCCAGAAAGAGTTATTTTTACATGTAAAAAAGTAAAAGCTAAAACAGAAATTTATATGGGTGAAAAGAAAATACTTAAAATATTGGAGTAAAAGATGTCTAGAAGTATAACAACTGCATTTAAAAATTCTATTAAAGGACAGGTTGTGCAACCTTTTTTTGCTGTACAATTAGAATTTAGTACAGGAACATTATTTTTTTGGACAGGTTATGGTAGTTTGACTATGACTGCTGGTGGTTCTTCTAATACATTTACAGGTCTTGGTGATTTATTAAATATAAGTGCAATTGGCGAAAGTGATCAATTGGAAGCTATTGGGGCACAAGTACAAGTAACTGGTATTAAATCTAGTATTATATCTGCCGCATTAGGTGCAAATTATACAAACAGAAATGCATCAATTTATTTCGGTACATTTGATTCAAGTAAAAATGTTATAGCAGATGTTTACACATTATTTAAAGGTAAGATGGATATTATGAAGATAGACGAACAAGCAGAAACTTCAACTATTACAATAAATTTAGAAAATAGACTAATAGCTTTTGATAGACCTAAAGAAAGAAGATTTACAAATGAAGATCAGTTACAAAGATTTTCAGGTGATAAGGGTTTAGAGTTTGTACCAGATTTACAAGATAAAGAAATAGTATGGGGTAAATCAACTAACTAATGAAAATGCAGGGTTGGGAAACTAATCTAAATAATTATTTAGAAAAAGAAAAAAGTATTAAATATGAATTAGGTAAAAATGATTGTTGGTTATTCATAGTAAAAGCGATTAAAATTATGACTGGCAAAGAAATATTTAAAGAAAATTATAATAATCATTTTGATGCAAAAAAAATATTTATTAAAAATGAATGTAAAAACTTATACGATTTAGGTTATAAAATATTTAAAGTAAATAATTTTAAAGACAATATTATATCTTTAGCTCAAAGAGGAGATATAGTTTTTTTTAAAGAAAGAGTAGATTGTAATATTGAGTTTGGTGGTGCTTTTGGTATTTGTATAGGTTCAAGAAGCATATTAAAATGTAAAGAAAAATTAGTAAATGTAGATACAATGCAAGGGGATATTAGTTGGAGATTATAAATGAAAATTTACAATAAAGTTATATACGATAAAGACGATAATATTATATTTAAAGATAGCTTTGAATATAATGGTCCTATCGCAAAAGCTGGTCCAATAGCTGATGCACTAGGCGATGTATTTGGTGGTGGTAGTGATATTGTAAAAGGTGCTTTAATAGTTGGCGCAATAGCTACAGGATTTGCGGCAATTCCTGCAATCGGTCCATCTGCTTTTGCAACTAAAGTTGGTGGTATGATTGGTTTAAAAGGTACTGCCGCAGGTTTAGTTGGAACATTTTTAGTTTCAGCAGGAACTCAATTAGTATTATCAGCAGTAAACAGAAAACTCGCACCTGATATTGACATACCAGAGATAGGAACAAGTTTACAAACAGGGGTTACAGTAACTTCTAAAGGTGCAATAAATCCACATAGAATAATTTATGGTAAAACTAGAGTAGGTGGTACTATAGTTTATGCAGAAACTTCAAATAATAATGATTTTTTACACATGGTTATTGCCTTTGCTGGTCATGAAGTAAATTCTTTTACAAAAATATTTTTTAACGAAGATGAAGTACCACTTACACAAGATGGTTCTGATAGTAATGGCATTGCAAGATTATTTCCATCATCTGGTAATGAATATGAGGGTAAAGCTAGAATAAAAAAACATTTAGGTGCAGATGCACAAGTTGCTGATGCAGATTTAGTAAGTGATGTCACACAATGGACAACTGACCATAGATTAAGAGGTATTGCTTATTTATATGTTAGATTAGATTTTGATTCAGATGTTTATCCAAATGGTGTACCAAACATATCAGCAGAGATACAAGGTAAAAAAGTATTTGATCCGAGAACAAGTGCAACTGCATTTTCTAGTAATCCAGCTTTATGTATTAGAGATTATATTTTAGATACAAGTTATGGTTTAAATGCAGATGCAACAGAAGTAAATGACACTAACTTTCAAGCTATAGCAAACATTTGTGATGAAGATGTTACATTAACAAGTGGTACAGAAGATAGATTTACTTTAAATGGTTCTTTTATTTTATCATCAAGCCCAAAAACAATTATGGAAAATATGTTATCAAGTATTGGTGGTGCTTTGATTTATTCTAATGGCCAGTTTAAATTAAGAGCGGCAACTTTTGAAACACCAACAGTAACTTTAAATGAGAGTAATTTAAGAAGTGGTATTACCTTAAATACAAGAATATCTAAAAAAGAACTTTTTAATGCAGTAAAAGGTATTTATTCTGAACCTTCTAATAATTATCAACCAGAAGATTATCCAATATTAACAAGCAGTACATTTGAAACAGAAGATAATGGTGAAAGAATATTTGGTGAGTTTAATTTTCCTTTTACAACTTCTAATACAACAGTACAAAGACTTGCAAAAATACAGTTACAGAAAGCAAGACAACAAATAAGTTTTACAACAAGTTTTAATTTAGATGCTTTTGAATTAGATATTGGTGATACAGTAAATATAACAAACGAAAGATTAGGATTTACGAATAAAACATTTGAAGTTTCTAGTTGGTCTTTTTCTGCAAGTGGACCGAATCCTTTACCAGTTATAAATTGTGAATTTAGAGAAACTGCTAGTGCAGTATATGATTTTTCTTCTTCTGATTATTCTTCTATTGTTACTGGTAAAGCAACAAACTTACCAAATGCAACAACAGTTTCTGCACCGACTGCTTTAACTTTAACAGATGAATTAGTACAATATAATGATGGTACAGTTATCGTAAAACTTGTAATAAACTTCACAGCACCAACAGATAACTTTACTGAATTATTTGAAGTAGAAGTAAAACAATTAACCGATGCAGATGGCAATTCTGTAAGTGATGATTTTAAATTAATTGGTAGAGGTACAAGAACTAAATATGAATTTTTAAATGTAATAGATAAAGCACAATATCAAGTAAGAGTAAGAGGTGTAAATATATTTGGAGTTAAATCTTCTACTATTACTGGTAATAGAACAATAGTTGGTCAGATTGCACCACCATCTGATGTAGAAAATTTTGCTTGTAATATAATCGGTAAGGAAGCACATTTAAGTTTTGATCCAGTACCAGATTTAGATTTATCACATTATAGAATAAATTTTAGTCCACTAACAACTGGTGCAGAATGGCAAAATTCAATCGTATTAGTAAAAAAATTATCAAGACCTGGAACATCTATTGTTGTACCAGCTAAAACAGGTACATATTTAATTAAAGCTGTAGATAAACTAGGTAATGTATCTATTAATGCAAGTAGTGTAGTAACACAAGTAACCACAATTGGTGAATTTACAAATTTACTTACACAAACAGAAAATCCTAATTTTGACGGAACAAAAACAGATGTAGTAAAAACTACAATTGGTGATGATAATACCCCTTGTTTAGTATTAAAAGGGAATCAACTTTTTGATGATGTTACTGGTAATTTTGATTCAATAACTTCTACACTTTTTGATGGTGGTGAAAATGCAACTGTCAAATCACAGGGTACTTATGAATTTGCACAAACAGTTGATGCTGGTGCTATTGTAACAACTCAAATAACAGCAACACTAACTCAACAAGTTACTGATAGGTCAAGGATATTTGATTTTGTAAGTGGAGATTTTGATGACCAACCATCTAACTTTGATGGTGATGCCAATACTCAATGTTCTTCTGAACTTCAAATAGCAGTATCTAATGATAATGTAACATATTCTACATTTCAAGATTTTACCATTGGTGATTATACAGGAAGATTTTTTAAATTTAGAGTATTAATGCAGTCAGATAATAATACAGCAACACCAATAGTAACAGCGGTAGGAGTTACTTTACAGCTAGAGGCATTTACAGTATCTGAAAATGATGTAGTTTCTGGTACTGGTACTAAATCTATTACATATTCAAAAGCATTTAATTTACTCAATTCTATAGCTATAACATTATCAGTACAAGATATGGCATCTGGTGATAAATATGCTATAACTAGTAAAAGTACATCTGGATTTAATATTGCATTTACAAATAGTGGTGGTACAGGAGTAAGTAGAACATTTGATTATGTTGCCAAAGGTGTATAAAAATGATTGCAGATACAATTTTTAAGTGATATAGGAGATAATATGGCACAACACGATTACATCATTGCGAACCAAGGCTTCCCTAGTTTCAGGAGTGACATGAACAATGCTTTTAATGCAACTGTAACTAATAATAGTGGAACAAGTGAGCCAAGTACAAAGTATTCTGGAATGATATTTGCAGATACTAATACATCTGGCAAAATCATTTTTAAATATTATAATGGTAGTGCTTTTGTATCAGTTTTTGAAGTAGCAACTGGTTCAGCAACAGCAACTATACCATCAACAGTAACAATCGAGGGAGAAAGCGACCCAAATGCAATCCCCTTTGCAATAGCTTTAGGAGGATAAATAAATGGCAAATAACTTTCTATCAACAGAGGTAACATTATCAAATAATAGTTTAACCGATATAATTACTACAACAAGTAATAAACAAATATTGATTGGATTTACCGCTGCAAACAAAACTACAACATCTTTAACTTTAACTGTAAAATTAAATGATGGATCTAGTGATTTTGTAATTTGTAATGCAGTATCTATTCCACCAAACTCAAAAATGGAAATTTTAAAAGGTAAATTTGTTTTAGGTTCAGGTTATAAATTAAAAGCACAATCAAGTGATTCATCAGGTAATGTAGATATTGTTATGGGATTACTTACAGATGTTTCGTAGGAGGAACTAATGGACGAAAAAGATGGTATAATTTATGTGGGTCAAACTCCAGGAGTTGACAATGTTGATAATTATCACAAAAAAGATTTAAAAAGAGATGTATTTATTGAAGGTTCTAGTAATGCAGTCTTTGCTGGTCCATTTACTGTATCAGCTACATTAACAATAGAATCAGGAGCAACAGTAGTAATAGTATAATGTCAAAAATAGAAGTAAATACAATAGATGTAGCAACAGGTTGTTCAATCACTTTAGGTTCATCAGGAAAAACAATTACTATTCCTGCTGGAGCAACAATTACAAATAGTGGAACACAAACTGGTTTTGGGAGAACAGGAGCAGTTGATTGGGTTACTACTCCAAAAACTTCAGGTTTTACCGCAGAGAATGGTAAAGGATATTTTTGTGATACCTCCTCTAGTGCTTTTACAGTTACTTTTCCTGCAAGTCCAAGTGCAGGAAACATTATAGCTTTAGCAGATTACACAAGAACTTTCGATTCAAATAATTTAAAAATAGATGCACAATCAAAAAAAATTGGTGGTGTTGCACAAGATGCAACTTTAAACAATCGTGGTCAATCAGTAACATTTATTTTTGTTGATGACACAGAGGGCTGGATTAATGTTCAGAATGCCGAAAATGCAGTTAAAGGTGTTCCTCCCTATATTGTTGCAACAGGAGGAAATTCAACGATAACGAGTGGAGATTTTAAAACACACATTTTTACATCACCTGGTACTTTTTCAGTTACTCAAGAGGGTAATCCTACTGGTTCAAATGGAGTTGAATATATGGTAGTTGCTGGAGGTGGTGGTGGAGGAACTGGTTGTGCTGGTGGGTCAGGAGGTGCAGGAGGCATGAGATTAAGAACAGTTTGTGGTTCAGCTAGTCCACTTAATAATCCAGCACCATTACAAGTTTCAGTAAATAGTTTTCCGATTGTAGTCGGAGCAGGTGGATCAGGAGCATCTTCTTCTGGTCCAGGAGCACCATCACTTGGTGGTTCAAGTGGTGCTGATTCAGTATTTAGTAGTATCACTTCAGCAGGAGGTGGAGGTGGAGCAGGAGGAAGTCCACAATCACCAGCAACTAATGCAGGTAAAAATGGTGGATCGGGTGGAGGAGGTGGTCACTCAAATGGTAATGGTGGTTCAGGTAACACACCACCAGTAAGTCCACCACAAGGTAATGATGGTGCAGCAGGTGCACCAGTTAATGATGATAAAGCTGGTGGAGGAGGTGGTGCAGGTGCCGCCGCAAGTCCAACAGCACCCTCAAATGCACCAACATCAGGAGGAGCAGGAAGTTATATTCCAACAACATTTATTGGTCCAACAGCACCATCGTTTGGTGAAACTGGTCCACAAGGAAGATTTTTTGCTGGAGGTGGAGGTGGTTCGATAAGAACATCGCCTGCAGGTCCAGTAGGTATTGGAGGATTAGGTGGTGGAGCAGATGGAGTAACTGGTCCAAATCCAGGAAGTAATGCTTCTACTAACATGGGTGGTGGTGCAAGTGGAGGAGTATCAGGTGGTCCAACTGTAGGAGGTGGTAATGGTGGATCAGGAATAGTAATGATAAGATACAAGTTTCAAAATTAGGAATTAAAATATGAGTACAATAAAAGCAAATACATTAACAGTCAAATGTGGTTCTACATTAACACTTGGAGAAAGTGGTAAAACCATAGCAATAGCCTCTGGTGCATCTACATCAGGAATGGGCAGAGCAGGTGCTGTTGATTGGCAAACAGGATCAATTAAAACAACAACATTTACGGCAGTAAGTGGAGAAGGTTATTTTGTAGATACAAGTTCAGGAGCCGTGACTGCTAATTTACCAGCAGGGACTGCTGGTGCAATAGTATCACTTTCAGATTACACAAGAACTTTTCAAACAAATAATTTAACAGTAGCACCAAATGGATCACAAAAAATAGGTGGTGTTGCAGCGAATGCAATATTAACTACTAAAGGTCAAACAGCTACATTTGTATATGTTGATAGTACTGAGGGTTGGATTAATACACAAGAAACATCAAATTCTGTAACAGGAAGAAGTTTTATAACAGCTACTGGAGGAACAATTACAACATCAGGAAATTTTAAAATTCACTCATTTACAAGTCCTGGTACTTTTTGTGTAAGTTCAATATCTACTTGTACAGCAGAAAATACTGTAGGATATGTAGTGGTTGCAGGTGGTGGTGGCGGTGGAACAAGTGGAGCTGGAGGTGGTGGCGGTGGTGGATATAGAGAGGGTAGAAATGTTCCTATAGATAATTTTACAGCATCACCATTAGTGGCAGATTCTCCAACAAATGCAGTTACAATTACAGCTACAGGTTTTCCAATAACAGTTGGAGCAGGGGGAGCAGGTGCAACTGCTCCATCTTCACCTTTTGCAGGTGCTTCAGGTTCTAATTCAGTATTTTCAACTATCACAGGTTCAGGTGGTGGAGGTGGTGGTTCAAGAGGTGATTCTCCAAGAAACGGAATAAATGGTGGTTCTGGTGGAGGTGGCGGAGGAGGATGTGGTGGAAGTGTAGGTTCAGGCGGAACAGGCAATACTCCTCCAGTAAGTCCTGCTCAAGGAACAAACGGAGGTATTGGTGGTGATAGTGGCTCACATCAAGGTGGTGGCGGTGGAGGTGCTACAGCAGCAGGTGCTACTGTACCAGGATCAGGTCCACAACCTGGAGGTAATGGAGGAGCAGGTGCAACAAGTTCAATTACAGCAAGTCCAGTTGCAAGAGCTGGTGGTGGTGGAGGTTCAGGAAGAGCGGCAACAGGTAGTCCATCAGGAGGTTCTGGAGGAACTGGCGGTGGAGGTAGAGGTGAATCAGGATCACCACTTCCAGCAGTAGCAGGAACTGCAAATACTGGAGGCGGTGGTGGAGGTTCTGAATTTTTAAGTAATTCTGGTGCAGCAGGTGGTTCAGGAGTAGTAATTATTAGATATAAATTTCAATAGGTAAATTATGACAAGTGAAATAAAAGTAAATAAAATTGTAAAATCAAGTGGTTCAACATTAACTTTAGGTGGATCAGGAACTGCAGTAACATTAGGTTGTGGAGCAACTCAAACTGGCTTTGGTAGAACAGGATCAGTGAATTGGCAAACTACAAAAAAAACAGGAGATTTTACAGCAGTAAATGGTGAGGGTTATTTTATTGATACTTCAAGTGGAGCAGTTGCTATGACTCTTCCTTCATCACCATCTGCTGGAGATATAGTAGGTTTTAGAGATTATATAAGCTCATTTAATTCTAATAATTTAACAATTAATAGAAATGGTCAAAAGCTAATGGGGAATGAAGCAAATAAAACTATTTCAGAAAATAATACAAGTATGACTTTAGTTTATGTAGATGCAACACAAGGCTGGATTCCAATAGAGGAAGGAACAGGAAGTGTAGGTGAAGAACCAACATTTATTTCTGCATCTGGAGGAAATAGTATTATAACTTGTGGTAATTTTAAAACACATGTATTCACAGCACCAGGGACTTTTACAGTTTCATCATTGGGTAATCCCATAGGAGGGGCAGATAAAGTAGATTATTTAGTTGTTGCAGGAGGTGGTAGTGGAGGACGAGATGGTGGCGGTGGAGGTGGAGCTGGAGGTTTTAGAGTTTCTAATTCTTCTACTTCTGGTTTATCAGCACCAACTATGTCGCCTTTAGTAACAACAACAGCATTAACAGTGACTGCCACAGGATTTCCAATTACAATAGGAGCAGGTGGCTCTGATCACTCAAGTTGTTCAGTTTCACCATCAGGCTCAGCTTCAACTTTTTCAAGTATAACATCTGCAGGAGGTGGTGGTGGATCACCGGGAGGTGGTGCTCAACGACCAGCAGGTAATGGTGGTTCAGGTGGTGGTACAGATAGATCAGGAAATGCTGCACCACAAGTTGGATCAGGAAATACTCCACCAGTAAGCCCCCCACAAGGTAATCCTGGAAATTTTCACCCAGGAGCAATTGGTGGTGGAGGTGGAGGAGCAGACCCATCAGGTGCATCACCGAATCCTGGAAATAGTGGTAATGGTGGAACAGGTTCTTTTGTATCAACTACTTTTTTTGGACCATCAGCACCAAGTTTTGGAACAACTGGACCTACTTGTGGTAGATTTTTTTCTGGTGGAGGTTCTGGAGGAACAAATCCAAGCTCGGTTCCAGGTGCATCAAAAACTGGAGGATCAGGTGGAGGTGGTAATGTAGGTAATTCTGGTACAGCTAATACAGGTGGTGGTGGAGGTGCAGGAGAAGCATCAGGACCAATATCACAAACTGGAAAAGGTGGAGGATCAGGTATTATTGCAATAAGGTATAAATTTCAATAGTTGATAAAAACATAAAATATGATAAGGAGATAATATTATGGCACATTTTGCAAAAATAGGAATGAATGGAAAAGTTATTCAAGTATTGACTATGGATAATGAAGAAATGAAAGATGCTGATGGTAATGAAGTAGAAGCTAAAGGTCAAGAATGGTTAGAAAGACATAATAACTGGCCTGCTCAAATGTGGATTCAAACTTCTTACAATACATCAGGTAATAAACACTCATCAGGAGATGATTCAAAAGCATTTAGAGGTAACTATGCAGGAATAGGTTATACTTGGGACGAAGATAATCAAATCTTTTGGCCAAAACAACCTTATCCATCATGGTTGAAAGATAATACAACTGCGAGTTGGATTTCACCAATAGGTGCGCAACCTGAACTTACAGAAGATCAAATATCTGATGGTAAAAGTTATTCTTGGAATGAAGCAGAACAATCTTGGGATTTGACAGATTAATAACCATAAGATAAATTATTAATGTATGGTGGACATTAAACAAAATATACTTTCAAAAATAGATTTATTTCATGGCACAATATCTATGCCAAAAAATTTTGAAATAAATAATGATATAATTAAAAAAGATATATTAACTCATATTGTACAAGATTGTCCATTTCCATTTTCTAAAGATTGGGATAAACTTAATTGTTTTTTAAGGGAACATATAAGTTGTGATTATAATTTTGTTTTAATAAATAAATCTGTTAATGGGTTGATGTTTAAAAGTTTGGAAAGTAACTTACCTGAAAGTGAAACAAACAAAGTTGATTTAAGAAACTCACCTGATTATGTAATGTTATATGGTGTAGATGTAGAAAATTGTAATGTTAGAATATACTATGATGATAATAGAAGGGCTGGTAGAAGCTGGGATATGCCTTTAGAAACTAATAAATTTATTATGTTTCCAAGTACATTAATTTATCACATAAATAATAATCAAAAAGACAAACTAAATTTTATTCTTAAAACAACTTATGAATATATCTAATTATTATTGGTATTTTAAATCAGCTTTGACACCAAGATTTTGTGATGAAGTTATTGCTTATGCTAACTCACAAAAAGAAGTAATAGCAAAAACAGGTGATTTTAATAAAGATAAATTAAGTAAACAAGAGATAAAAAATTTACAAAAAAAAAGAAAATCAGATTTGGTTTGGCTTAATGATACATGGATATACAAAGAACTACACCCATTTGTACATGATGCAAATAAAAATGCAGGTTGGAACTTTGATTGGGAAAGAAGTGAACCATGTCAATTTACTAAATATAAACTTAACCAATATTATGATTGGCACTGCGATAGTTGGGATAAACCTTATAAAAAAGAAAATCCTAAAGATCCTGAACATGGTCGTATAAGAAAGTTATCAATGACTTGTCAATTAACTGATGGTTCAGAATATACAGGTGGTGAATTAGAATTTGATTTTAGAAATTATGACCCACACATGAGAGATGAATCAAAACATAGAATACAATGTAAAGAAATATTAACAAAAGGTTCTATTATTGTTTTTCCTAGTTTTGTATGGCATAGGGTAAAACCAGTAACATCAGGTATAAGATATAGTCTTGTAGTATGGCATTTAGGAAAACCTTTTAGATGATAAAAAAAATAAATAAAATACAATCGAAAGTAAGAGTAGATTACTTATTTATAAGTGGGTATTTGGATATTAATACAGAATATTTTATTAAACAAATAGAAAAAGGAATCAAAGAAAATAACAATGAAAATTTTAAAAGTAATATTGCAGGTTTTATGACATCATATAAATACTTTTTACAAAATATAAATTTTCTTAAAATAATATATCCATTATTTGATTATATTGATTCTTTAGAAAATATTAAAAAATATAATTTAGATAGTGCTTGGGGTATAAAACAAGATTTTAGTAATTATGCAAAAGAACATGATCATAACCCAAATTATTTATCAGGTATAATTTATCTTAATAATCATAATCAAACTATATCGTTCCCTGAATTAAGTAAAAAATATACACCTTCTATAAACTCTTTTTTTATTTTTTCTAGTTTTTTAAAACATAAAACAATTAGAAATACTTTTAATGAAAGTAAATATGCTTTATCTTTTAATTTGGGATATAATTAATGTATATAAATAATTATTTTAAAACTACAATATGGACAGAGCAAAAACTTGATTTTTTAAAATCATTAAATAAAGCTAGTAATAAATATATCAAAGAAGCCAGACAAAGAGAAAAAAAATGGATTAAAGAACATGGTGATTTTGGTAGATCATATCATTCAACACAATTAACAAATGATAATGATTTTTTAGATTTTAGAAATTATGTAGGTCAAAAATCTTGGGAGTATTTAGATCATCAAGGTTATGATATGTTGCAATATACAACTGTATTTACAGAATTATGGGTACAAGAGTTTGCAAAAAAAGGTGGTGGTCATCATTCAGCACATATACATTGGAATCAACATGTATCAGGTTTTTATTTTTTAAAGTGTAGTGAAAAAACATCATACCCAATATTTCATGAGCCAAGAACTGGTGCTAGAGCAACAAAGTTAAGAATGAAAAATGATAAAGGAGTTTATGGTGGCACAGAACTTATTCATATAAGACCACAGCCAGGAACATTAATTATTTTTCCAGGATTTTTAGAACATGAATATGCAGTAGATTTTGGTATTCACCCATTTAGATTTATACATTGGAATATACAAGCAGTACCTAAAGAAATAAGAAATGATTAAAGTTATTGATAATTGTATAAGTGAAGAAAACCAAAAATTTTTAATAAAAACAATAATAGATAATAATTACTTTCCTTGGTTTTTTGGTAGAGATGTTACATTTCAAAATGGTAAACAAAAAAGACCAGCTTTCTCACATTATTTTGTTATAAACAGAAAAGAAAACAGTAGTGGTATCAAAGTAATTCAACCTTTATTTAAAAAATACATTAAAAAAGAAATTATAAATTTTAAAACAGTTATACAACTACCATTAAATACTAAAAAAAATTTACCTTATGATACACCTCATGTAGATAGTGATGAACCACATACTGTTCTTTTATATTATGTTTGTGATTCAGATGGTGAAACTGTTTTATTTAAAAATAAAAAAATATATAAAAAAGTAGAACCTAAACAAGGAAGATTACTTATCTTTGATGGTAAGACTTTACATACAGCTTATCAACCAACAAAAAATATAAGATGTATTTTAAATATTAATGAAGCAAAATGAGTTTTAAAAAAAATAAATATACAGTAATTAGAAAAGCTATCGATAAAGATTTAGCATTATTTTTGTATAATTATTTATTAATGAAAAAACAAGTTTACGACACCTGCATACAACATAGATATATTTCACAATTTGAAAATATGCTTGGTCATTATGAAAAAGATAATGAACAAATACCAAACACTTATAGTCATTATTCTGATATTGCTATGGAAACTTTGTTGCTTAAATGTCAACCAATAATGGAAAAGACAACAGAATTAAAACTTTATCCTGCTTATACTTATTGTAGAGTTTATAAAAAAGGTGATGTTTTAAAAAGACACAAAGATAGATTTAGTTGTGAAATATCTACTACTATGAATCTTGGTGGAGATGATTGGGCAATATATTTAGAACCATCAGGAGAAAGAGGTAAAAAAGGTATAAAAGTAAATTTAAATCCTGGAGATATGTTGGTATATAGAGGTTGTGATTTAGAGCATTGGCGAGAAAAATTTAAAGGCAAATGTAATGTACAGGTTTTTTTACATTATAACAACACAAAAACAAAATTTTCCAAAGAAAATATTTTTGATAGAAGAATACATTTAGGACTTCCAAACTGGTTTAAAAGATGATAGACAAAAGACTGGTGGGTGAGTTTTACCACCAAACCACCAAACTCACCTGCCTAGTTTTTTTAATTATGCTTAACAGTTGTGCTAAATATGAACCAAATCCATATACAACGATAGTAAGATTTTTAATAGATACACAATGAATAAAAATGTTTTGATTTGTATTCCATCTTTTGATCAAAAAATACATTTACAAACTATCTCATCTATTATTTCTGTAAGAGATACTCTAAACCAAGCCAAAATAGGTTGTGGTATGATGTGGTTAAGAGATAGCTTAATAACAAGAGCAAGAAATAAATTAGTTGCAGAGTTTTTAAAACAAAAAGAATATACTCATTTATTTTTTATAGATGCGGATATAATATTTGAGCCACAACAATTTATTAGAGTTTTATTATATGAACAACCTTTAACATGTGCTTCTTATCCTATAAAACATGAAGAACCAATAGAAAAAGGTGATGCTAGTTTTGGTTGGTGTATGAATTTTCCATTAGGCAAATATGATCTAAATGATAATGAAAAAGGTTTTAAAAAAGTTAATTATGCTGGAACTGGTTTTATGTGCATAGAAAGAAAAGTATTTGAGGATATTATAAAAAAATATCCAGCTATAAAATATAAAACCGATGTAAGAGCAAACATAGATAATAAAAGAGAAGTAATTGCAGTTTTAGGAAACGAAGAATATGCTTTTTTTGATTGTGGTATTCAAGGTCAAGGTGTTTTAGAAGATAAAGAAAATACACAAAGATATTTAAGTGAAGATTACTTTTTTTGTGCTTTATGGAAACAATGTGGTGGTGAAATATGGTGTGATCTTACAAGCACTTTAAAACATATAGGAATAAAAGAATACACAAGAAAACCTTTAATGAAACTTAAAGATGACAGTTGAATATGGAATACTTGCTTTTTTTATGGGTATCGGTGCAATTTTAATAGGTGCATTAATAACTTGGTTTGTAATTAATTATAATAAAAAAAAAGATGAATAGTCATGGTGGATTACAGGCTAATGGCTTTCTAACTCCCATGCTTTCTTATACCATAAAATGATAAAACCTACAAATGATCCAATAATAAATGATGTCTTAAAGTTGCATATAAAAAGGCACAAACAAGGCATGAAACAATTTAAAAAAACTATTACCAATAATACTAAACCTATGCTAGAATGGATTAAAGATGCTAGAGAAGAAGCTATGGATTTTGTCGTATATCTTACAAAGATTGAAAAACAGTTAAAAAAGGCAAAAACTAAAAAAAGGCAGTAATCTCTAATATTTTGGGTACCTACAAGCTTCATATCTTAACGGAGAGAGGCATTAAGGTGTTTTTATAGGGGAAAGTATAGGGGATTAAGAATGGCAAAAAAAAAGCCACTTTTTGGGGTAAAAGTAGATTATGAAAGAACTTTTAAGGGTACAAGTATAGGTAGAAACCCAAAGAAAGTTTCAAGTATGAATAAGAGTAAAAGACAGGGGCGTAGTAAGAAACAAATGCGTTACAGAGGTCAGGGTAAATAAT